AGCGACGTGCGGTCGCTGTTGAGGGTCTTCGCGGCAGCGATCGCGTCGAGGTCGGTTGTGCCCAAAGGCATGCCAACGAAGCCGCGACGCTCGTTCTTTCCGACCGTGGACATGAACGAGCAGTGCGTGTCGTTCATGGCGTGGATTGACGGGTCGCTTGAAATCGGCACCACCCACTGCACGTCGGTCTGCTGGAGCACAGTGTAGGCGGCGCCCCACTCGGCGTTCGTCACGATTCCGTCGCTGCCGCCAGCCAAGTAAGTGAACGGAATGTTCACCGGCACAAGACCAGACGCAGCGGGACGCTTGGCGTTGACGAAGCCCTCGCCAGTGCTGTTGATCCAGTCCACGACAGCCTGCAGGTCGGCGCGGACCGTGTAGGAGCCAGCCTTGATATCCACCGCCGTGACCGTGTCCAGCCCGTTGAGAGCGGGCTTCGTGCCGTTGCCGTCCAGCACCGAGGCGGTGAAGTTTGGCAGCGCGTTGATGCGGTCCACCAGCTGCTGCACGGTTGGGTAGGTGGCAAGATCCAGCGTTGCCACGACCGAGCCAGCAGGAGCCGACAGCACTGCGGTCGTGTTCGTGATGCTGAGCGTCGCCGTGGCTTGGGAGCCCGTGTACAGCACGTTCATGGCGCCGCGCGCGATGTTGTCGTCGGTGAAGAAGTCTTCGCCGAACTGAACGGTGACCTTCTTGCCTGCGGTGGTCCCGTTCTCGATCTTCACGCGAATCTGGTTCGTGTAGAGGCCGAAGTCCGTCGACTCGAGTTCGATGGCCGTGCCCGATGCGTTGTTTGCCAGCGCAAGCGCAGCACGCAGCGCAGGGTTCACGCGGACAGCTACAACCTCGGACGGACCACCCGTCTGCGCGCTGGGGTCGAAGGCCTTCATGACGGCGTCCAAGAGCTCGCCGCTTCGCAGCACCTCTTGCGCTTGACGAGGTGAGCCGAAGCGCAGAGCCTTGTTGGGCTCGCCACCTTCGGAGCGGCCGATCAGCGCCAGCACGTTGCCAACGGTAAGGTTCTGGTTGATCAGACCAGAATCGTCCACCACCGACGCGGTGGTGGGAGTGGTCAGGAGTCGACCGCCAAAAAATACAGCCATTTTTTACCTCAGACGGGTTTGTTGACGAAGGCCAGGAAGCGGGCGGCGAAAGCCGACTCGCTGTCTTTGAATCGGCCGGCTTTGGTCTCGACGGCATGGAAGCCGCCGATCAACTCGACGCGGCGGTCCGAGCGCGAGAAGCGCGTGCAAAACTCTTCCAGAGTTACGTCCTCCGGAGCGGCTCCATCGTTGGTGGCCGCGAGTTTTTCAGATGATTTGGACATGGGGGCCTTTCATGGCGTGGTGAGGGTGATATCGACCGAGTCGATGGGCGCAGCCTTGCTGGTGACCACCACGGGGGCAGTGCACGAGATGCTGCAGAGGACTTGATACACGTTGGCCGAATACTCGCCGCTCAGGGAATCGACGTCCTGAAAGCCGACCGAGAAACCGGTCCATCCGTGGGACTCGAACACCGGCAGGTTGGCGATGAGAACGCGGCGGATTGCCTTGCGGAGCTCCAGTCGCTCGTCGGCGTTCAGGCACCAGCCGATGGCGGTGAGACGCACGGCGGCCAGCCAGCCCTCGGCCTCCTGCCAGTCGCCGTCGGCATAGTCGAGCGTATCGATGCCGACCATTTCACCGATCGCGCGCTCGCCGGGATCCTCGGACTCCAAGTGGATCGTGACCAGAGGAAACAGCAGGTCCGGGGTCATCGCCGGCGCGGCGTTTGTGACCTGAATGTAGCCGTTCTCCATCATGAAGTTGCCGCGATCGCACTCGACCTTCAGGCCGGCCTCGATGCGCCGTCGGATCGTGGACAGCACGTCGACGGTCTGCTCGGCGTAGGTGGCGGAGGGCGTGCCGAACGCCGTGGGCCCGGGCGTCCACGTGGCGCCGTCGGACGTGTAGAAGGGCCGGTAGAAGGCCATGACGTCGTTTTGCAGCGCGACAGTGTCAACCACCACGAGCTCGTCGCCGGCGTAGACCTGCAAGGCGGACGCGTCGTCGTGGCCCGAGAAGGTGTCCGAGCCCTTGCGCAGGATCTTCCACGCCACCGCGCCCGCGGGCGGGCTGAGGAACAGCCGCAAGGCGTTCCCAACAGGAAGGGGCTGAACGATCGAAATCATGGGGCAAATTGTGGCATCACGACCTTGGCGTGACGGCATACTCACGGCATGGGAATCAGCTACAGCGTGTCCGTCGCCGGATCGGCGCAACTCAACTTGAGCGCAGGCATCAACGCGCAGGTGTTCCCGCTCCTGCACCAAGCCGTTAAGGCTGTGGCGAAACAGACCGCCGCAAACTGGCAGGAGGCGGTGGCTCGCGCCAAGCTGTGGAGCGGAGAAAAGGACGCCTACGGAAAATCCATCACGTGGCAGATGACCGGCGACTTCAGCGCCATGGTCGAGAGCGACTACCGTCTGGCGTCCGATATTGAGACCGGGCGCGCGCCGCGCGACATGAAGACCATGCTCAACACGAGCTCCAAGGTTCGCCGCACCGAGGACGGTCGCCGGTTCTTGGTGATCCCGATGCGCCACAACACACCGGGCAACGGGGCGCTGGCGAAGGCCATGCCAACAGCGGTGCACGAGCTCGCTAAGACCATGGCGCCGTCGCGCGTGCTGGCGATGAAGGAGCGGCCATCTGGCGAAGTCACGACGCTGTCGCCGAAGACCGGCATGCACGCCGCAGCCAAGCAGACGCCGTACCTCAGCAACCCAAAGACAAAGCAGGCCGCACAGGTGGTGGCCCGCAAGTATGCGTGGGGTGGACGCCTCACGGCCAGCGCCATCAAGAACGCGGGTCTCGACGCCGCCACGGCCAAGCGGTACTCGGGCATGGTTCGCATGGACACCAGCACGCCGGGCGGCGGCAAGTCGTCGAGTTACATGACGTTCCGGATCATGATGGAAGGCCAGACTGGCAAGTGGATCATCCCAGCGCAACCCGGGCTTTACATCGCCAAAAAAGTCGAGGCCGACATGCAACCAAAAGCCGAGGCTGCATTCTCGGCGGCCGTAAAGAAGACGCTCGGCGTCTAGCGACCGAACAGGTCGAACTTGCGCGCGACGACGCGCTTCGGCAGCCGCATGCCGCTGTGCTGGTTTCTGTCGCTCGGCCAGTCACCCCAAATGAAATACTCCGGGAATTTTGTGCCCGTCAGCGAGTAAGTGAAGCCCGGCGGAGGCTCACCGGCTCCACCCGCCCATGACGGTCGGCCATCAGCGTCAATCGCCGGAACGGCGCCGTCCACCACGGCGCGCGTGGTCGGGTTCAGCCAGAAGCAGCGCGTGAGGCCCGCCGGCTTGAACAACAGGCGCTCGCCCACACCGCCGCGCACCAGCGGCTGGCTGAACACCGTGGCGGCGTTGAGAGCCGTCACGCGGTCATACTGGCCTGCGTCCCAGAGCGGGCTGGCCTGCGGGATGCTGAGAACCATGTCGCCGGCCTCGTACATGCCCATCTGAGCCCACTGCATCTGGACCTTCTGGCTGGCGATGCCGGTCACAGTCTCGATCGGCGCGTCCCAGATCCGGCCCTTGCCGCCGCACAGCGCGTGCTTGGGGTCAGGCTGCCCACTGTCGGGGTTCGTGCAAGCGCACGAGTACGATCGGCGCCAGAAGACCTGCTGGCCGATGCTGGCGAGGTGGCGGTCGAAGGCTGAGGGGTTGAAGCGCATCACATCGCCATGACACGAATGCCGTGGATGCGAGCCATGAGGCCTCCGTTGCTGCCGGAGCCGTGGAGCACACGGTCGACCGCCTCGTGGTACTTCGAGACGTCAACGCTCAGCGACTGGCTGAGGCCGTCGGCGCTAATGCTGCCGGACTGCGGCAGGAAGGCGTCCTCGATGATCTTGGTGCTCGCCAGCTTGTAGACGGCATCAATCAGGTCCGGGTAGTCGCGCTGCGCGTTTGCCAGTCCTGCGATGTACTCCAGAGCGATGGTGAATGGGAGCGTGCGGCCACCAGACAGCTGCGACATGAACAGGCCGCCCAGCAGGGTCTGGTACTGCGTGCCAGTGGGCACCAGCTGCAGCTGGCCGTACTTGCCATCAAACCGGATCCAGTCGGCGGGCACGTCCACGATGGTCTGCGCCGGTGACGGGTAGACGAACTTCATCGACACCACGGACTGGATGGGCTTCTGGCGGGTCTGGATCAGGCCCCACTTGTCGCCGTACCAGTCGTTCGGGCTGTAGTCGTGGGCGGGATCAATCGCCCACGGCATGCCGGATGGAAGCGCGGCGATCTGTGCGTCGCTGGGCGCCGACGTGAAGAACCGCGTGGGAGCCAGAGGAACACGCAGCGTGTGCGCGATCTCCGCCTCTGCGGACCGCAGCTTGTCCCACAAGAACTCGTCGCTCAAGCTCACAGCCGGCAGCACGCCGCTTGCGGCCAGCATCAGGCTATCGGCGCGCATGCGCTCGACCGCAATGTCCTTGACGAAAAGCGCAGATCGCTCGAACACTCCCGCGGTTTCTACCTTCAGGCGAAAGCGCTGCACCAGGCTGGGTGCCGTGCTGGCGATGACCAGGACGCACTCACCGGCCGGCAAGTCGGCGACGCTGGCGGAAAGCGCAACGCCGACGACGCCAGATGGCCAGTCGGCGCCCGCCATCGATGCATTGAGGGTGACGGGGTCTGAGAGTGGATTCAGCCCGGAGGCATCATAGATGCGGGCCGTCACCTCGGACGACGGCTGAATGGAAATGGGTGCTCCGTCGCGCTTAATGGCGACGGTAAATTCAGCGGCCTGCCCGGCAATGATGGTGCTCATTTTTCAATGATGGCATCACGACAACTCGCCGCGTTCAGCAGTCCTCGTCGGTATCACGCCCAGGGTGCCACTGCCCCTCAAAGCAATGCCGGATCTCATGCAGCAAGCAAACGGGATACTCACGCAGCGTGATGATGCAGGTGTTAATGGATCGCAAGTAAGTTGCCGTCCCCAGAACTCGCGGGTTCTCGTGGTCGACCGGGCTTTTAAGGATGACATGCATGTCGGTTCGCACGGGAACTGGCACATGAGTAGCGCACCCGGAAATGAAAAACGACAACGCAATAACTGCCGGCGTCAGGCAAGAAAGGTGGATTTTCATAGAGGGGAAGCAGGGTGTGTTAGCGCAGAGACTCAGGCAAGTGCGCCCGGCGCCGTTCGGATTTGAATGCCGCTGCGGGCGCAGTAGCCATCAATGAATTCTTGCTGGGTTATGTCGGCAGTCCTTGTTGTGTCGAGAGGGTTTGTGACTTCGCCCACGTGGTCAACTTGCGCGCCGTCAGCCGGTGCTACCCTGCCGGTAGTGCTCATGCAGTTGCTTGCGCCCGATCTCCGATTCGTAGCTTGCTCGGCAGTGCTCGGGGTCAAACCAGAGCAAAGCGTCCACCACGGGGCGAAACCACCGTCCTGCCCGCTTGCCTTGCAGCTCCATGCGCCACAGGGCGGCGCTCACGGTTTCGTCGGGTGATCCATGACCCAGCGTGATGAGCACCCAGAAAAACTGGTCTAAGCCAACCGCAATGTTTTTTACCCGGCGCAGCATGGCGTCACTCCTGCTCAGGCGCTGGCTTGACAGGGATCGGATAGAACCCGATTTCATCGCTACGCTTTTGCGTCAGCAGGCCAATGGCGACGAGGTAAGCAAGGCCATCGACGGTCTGCTTCGTTGCCAGTCGCACGGTTGGAGTCGCACGCGTTGCAGCCAGGAACCCGGCAATCAGCGGGTCGGCAG